AGATTTTTTTGTTTTAGATTCCATCATGAAATCGTCTTCTTCTTCAAAATCCATTTCATCTTCGTCGTCAAAAGAGATTTCATATATAGTTTCTGAATCCATCATGTCATCCATGTCTTCTTCTTCCATCATGTCATCCATGTCTTCTTCTTCCATCATGTCATCCATGTCTTCTTCTTCCATCATTTCTTCGAAATCCATTTCTTCGAAATCCATTTCTTCTTCATCTTCGAATTCCATTTCTTCGTCGTCTTCATTACCGAAAACTTTAGATACGATTGATTCAATAGAGTCATCTTCTTCATCCATTTCCTCATATTCTTCGTTCTCTTCGTCCCACATTTCAAACATCTCCTCGTCTCCTTCTTGAACAATCATGTATTCTTTGTTTGTTTCGTTATCCTTAAGATTGATATTACCAGCACTATCTTTTTTAACGATGATTTTATCCTCAGGGTCCATCAATTCGAATACACGAAGAACTTGTTCATCAGATTGACCAGTCAAGTCGATTGTGTCCATAGAGTCCATAGACATCATATCTTCGTCTTCATTATCAGTATCCATGTCATCACCTTCTTCGTCGTCCATTTCTGGCTCTTCCATTTCAGGCTCTTCCATGTCAACATCTGTTTCAATCTCTGCGTCTTCTTCTTCTTGTTCAGATAGAGATTCTTTTACTAATTCTTTGATTTCTTCCTTCATTGTTGAAGCAAGTATTCCTTTTGCATTTTCAGCAACCGCCTCCTCCAAATTTTTCATTTGGATGATTGCTTCTTCTACTAAAGATTTTTCTTTTGCCATTTTATATTTTTATATATAAATATTACCAATTCCTAAAAAAGTCGTTTTTTGACTTTCTTCAGAATTAGTTTTTTTATTTGTATATAAATATTTCCGTTTTGACAAAAAAATAAAAAGGAGGTCATTTGACCTCCTTTTTAAAATTGATTATTAAATTATTGAAATTTAAATTATTCTATCACCTCATCAATCTTACTTTCAACAATCGCGGTTATTCTCCAATCTTGTGTATAATGTTCGAACACCTTGGTTACTTTTGCTTCTACATCAGTTGGATTATAACCCTTAACCAACTTTTCTTCTTTTTGTTTTTTTACCTTTCCTGATTCGGCATCAACCATATCAATGGTAACACGTGCGATGAAATATTTTTCGTCCATAATAAATGTTTTAATATCCTAAATAATCGGACAATTTTTTCATTAAGTCAAGAGATTTGTTACCTGAAGGTCCAACTTCTCTTTCAGTTCTCATTCTTTGTTCCTCTTCTAAGTTTTCTTCAAACTGATGTCTTTCATCAGGTTCTAAGAAAAGATACGCACCTGGCGTAGAAGGGGAAGATACAAGGTCAAAACAAATTAATTCAAAATCATCTTGAACTTCGTTTTGTTCTCCAACTTTTTTAAGAGAACCTACTCCTCTTGAAGAGATTCCTAATGTAACCCCTTGTCTTAAGTAATTTGCCGCTAAGTCTCCCTTTGTCGAACAAACTCCTCTTTCGTGAAAACCAGGACTTGTTAAAAGTTTAAGTTTTCCCATAAGTACAGGACCGTCCCACCATATGTCAGTTATAATGTGAGACACTCTATCCAAGTCAATTAAAGATGATTCAGGGTGGTTTAACTCAGAAAGTGATGTACCTTTCTGAATCATCTTTTTATAATTTTCAGCTTCTCTTTTTAAAATCCTTTCAGGGTAAATTCTACCATTTCTGTTCGGGGTATTATATTTCTGTAATACGGCATAGAACTCAAAAGGTTTAGAATGGTCCAACATAGATTTTTGTTCCATGATGTATTGATTGTTTTCTGTTTTAGGATTGATATATCCTGCGTCGTATTCAATCAATATCCCTTTCCCTGTTTGGCCAGGTTGTATAATTTGTAAACTCATTGTCTATTTTTAATAATAAATATTAATGAGTTACCAATTTTACCTTACTTTCCTTTGTTTTACCATTTTTAGTTAAATGAAATTTAAAATATTCGTTTTTTGAAAATCCATATTGTATTACATTTTTGACCATTTGTTTTAATTCGTCTCGTAGTTTAATTGACTTAAAATCTGTGATTAATTCTTTTAAGTACAGATTAATTTCTAAATTCAAAAATGATTTTTTACCTACAGTTATCCCACTTGACCTTAAGTCTAAATCGACAATAAATTTATCATCAAAAAATGACTTATTTAAAGTTTCATAAATAACATGTTTGATTGACCGACTAAAATTGAGAACAATACGATTCCAATTTTCTGAGTCTTTTATGGGTTCTACCCAAGTTTGAATGTTTAAATAGAGAGATTTAAAATTTACTGAGTCTACTGTACCATATAGTACTTTGACTGTTTTGAATCCTTGGATTCGAGAGGTTTTCCCCTTTTTCATTAATATTCATATTTTTCTGTTTATTTTATCAAAAAATAAGAATATTTGTGTGATTAGTCAAAATTTATTATCTTTGTTGATATTTGTATATATATGCTAATCATTCTTGTTAAAAAAAACAATTTAGAGAGAGCTCTTAAAGAATACAAAAGTAAGGTTATCAAAACAAGACAGATGACTGAATTGAATAATCGTAAAACTTTTGTTAAACCTTCAGTAAAACGCAGAAATCAATTTTCTAAAGCAAAATACGTTCAGAAAAAATTTGGTGACAATCAAGATTAAAGATTTTCTTTTAACCCTTTTAATTTAAAGTAAGTTAATTTGTCGTATTTTTCAACGGAAACTTTACTGATAGTTTCATTTATTCTATTTAAAGTTTCTGAATCTGAACCTTCTTTTAAAGTCTCTAATTTCCCTAATACACTTTCTTTAAGTGAATCAAAATTTGTTTTTAATTCTGTGTCATCAGAGTTTAAAAATTTGATTAACTCTTTCTTTTCTGACTCATTTAAAGACTCCATATAATTTTGTATTGTTTTATTGGCAACACTAATCATTGTACTCATAGGGAGTTTAACAATTTCTTTTTCAATTGGTTTTGGTCTTTTTAATGATTCTAAAATAACTTTTTTACTTTGGATTCGTGACTCAATAGTTAAAACATCTGTTGAGAATAAGTTATCTATATTCTCATACTGATTTTCAGTTTTAACCCCGTTAACCCAAGATTTTAATGATTGTAAATCAGAAGGTTTAATTTTATTAATACTATTTTCATAGATTGTAATACACTCATTAATATAATCTCTTGCGATAGACTCATTCAAACCTTTTCTTGAGTTAAGTTCGTCATACAAATAAAAAACTTTAGCAATGTTCTTCTTTTCAAGAACATTTGTTTTGAAATTTTTTAATTCGTTTTTGAAAGTGTCATTTGAATAAGATTCAAGTAATACTTTTTCTATTTTAGATTTTAAGATACCAAATTTCATTTTCTTTTTTATTTATAAATATCAATCTCTTAAAAGTTTTCCCAATTGGTTTTCTATTTCCCCCAAATAATTCTTACCTTTTGATAAATCAATAAAAGAATCTTCATCGGTTAAACTATCAGTTTCTAACAAAATTTTCAAATTGTCTCTATTAAATGATTCAGGAGTTACTTCCGCTTCACCCCCTGCTGGCGGTGGAGGCGGTATTAGTGGTCCTCCTCCTTCTTCACCTCCAGGTGGTGGAGGTGGTGCTGACGCTCCTCCTGTGGCTCCTGAAACACTCTTATATAATTTATCTACATTATCAAAAATACCTGTTTTAGTTATTATTGTTGCGGTATTAGTTAATTCAGCTCCAACCGCCTTTTCAATTCTTTGTTGTTGTAAATCAAGTTTAATTTCTTCATCAGACAACCCAAGAATATGTTTTTTAGCCCAAGAAACTGAAACAGGTGCGATACCCTCAATAGCAGCGACCGCGTCTTTGTATAATAATATTTTTTCTTTCCATACATCAATTTTTAATAAGTCCGCCTGTGTAGATGGGTTTGTAAGACCTAAAGTAAAATTACTTAACTCATCTTCAAATCCCAATAAGAATAAATGTATGATTGCAATTTTATTAAGTTCTGCAATCATAGATTTTTGAATTCTGTTAATAGTTCTTGCGAAACGAATATCAAGTAATGATAAATTTTTACCGTCACCTACCGCCTCCTCAAACCCTAAATAAGCTTTAGGAATTCTTAATGCGGTTACAAGTTTTTTCTGAATATATTCAATATCAGCAATTTCTGCCAAATTTTGAGCCCCAGGTAAAGTGTCAATTGGGTTTGGTGCTGCTGGGTCACGTACAGGAATAAAATAATCTTGGTCTACCGCCATTTGATTAAATCTCATATCAACATTTCCTGACTTACTATCAACAATTTGACTTCTTTTAAATTTATTAGCGACACGTTGTACATAAGGTTCAACATCCGCATCATCCATGTTCCCAACAAATACTTTAAATACTCGTCTCTCTGGCGCTCTTGAAGTTCTATAAATTAACATGGCATCTTCAGATAACAATAACTGTTTCCAAATACGTCTTGCTTTTTCTAACATAGATGTTCCGTAAGGAAGTTTTCTATCGTCACCTAATAATCTAAAATGAGCAATTTCCCATGAATTAAACTCCATGTCTTTTGCTTTCCACTTAAATCTTAGTCCTTTATTTTCTTTTGGTTCATCGACATGTTGAGCGGAACCTTGTGATGGCATCCCCCTTTCTAAACGTTCAATTTCTATGTTTGGGAGTTGCATACATCCCACAACTCCTTTGTCAGCATCTAATTTTAAATAAACAAAATTATCACCGTATTTACATGTGTTTCTTGTCCACATTGGTAAATTGGTATTAACGTCCAAAACATTATTGAATAAATCCGCCAAAATTCCTTTTATTCTTTTCGACTCAGAATAAATTTGTAACATGTAACCATTTTGGTCAACAGTTGTTGACTCTTCTCCATAAATGTCTAAAGCGGCTGAAATCTCAGGAGTATATTCCATAGATTCATAATCGTAAAAAGATGCTAAACGAGTTGGTTCGTAATAAACCGCTTGGGTGTAAAGATTACTTTCGATTTTAGTCCATTGGTTTGCTAAGTAATAGGTTTGTTGTGCTTGTAATAATTCTTTTTCGTATTCTTGTTTAGAAGTAGTTTTAAGTAGCTCTCTTCTGTCAAATTTATAAGTTGGGTAATCTTGATTAAGTAAGGCGTTTGGTCCAAAAGCGTGGGACAATCTTTGCCAAACTGTAAGATTATTATTTTGATTATTTTCCATATACTAATTTTAATTCTTTAATTATATAATTAAATAGTTTTTATCACGTTATGTTCCACCTAGTTTTTAAGAACTGTGACACCCAATAATGAGTTACTTCATTGTGCATTGTGTCAAAAATTAAAAAGTCAGCAATATATCCTTTCATCACTCTTGGAGTTGATAATGAGCTTAGAGCTCCTATATGTAGTGGTATTGTATTAGGGTCAGTGTCTGTTGGTACATTAGTTTGTGTTACTGAATTACTTAAAATACCATTTATATAAGAGTAAGCTGCGGTTGTTATTAAATCCAAAGTATCTTGAGCTCTTATAGACATTACTCTTAAATTTTTACCGTCTAAAATACCACTATTGGCATTAGTTTCTATTGGTAAGTTTAAAACTGTAAAGCTGCCAGGCCCTCCACTACCGTTTCTAACTTGGAAACTAATGTTCCAATCTCCTATGCTAGTGATGTTTATTAATGATATCCCTCTCGACGCTGATGGTGTTGATATAGAGTTATTAAATAATCCGTAACTAATTGGGTTTGATTCAGGTTTTGTAACTAAATAAATTGTATACGAATATCTTTGTTGGTACATAAAATCTAATGGTGTTACACTATCAGTATAATAATATTGGTTAGCACATCCACCTGTTATATCGCCAGGAAAATAAATCATATCTTCACCTGATAAGGTTGACCAATAAGGTGAACAAGTTACAGATGATGATGAGGATATTGCCAAATAATTAAAATCATTGACTCTATACAAACGAGATATCGGGTTACCAGATACTGATGGTGATGGAGTTAAAAATGAAGGGTAATAGGATGAGTAATAAAGTAATGGTTGACCTAAACTCAATGGGTCAATTTCACAATTAGGTAAATCAATTACATATCCATTAGATACCTCAACAATATAATAACTAGGTCCAAGAATATCTTCAAATACATAAAATCCATCGGGTATTGTTTCACACGCGGTTGATAATGGAACATCTAAATAAACATAATCACCAATTTGGGCTGGTGTATTTATAAGTCTAATACCATAAGAGCTTGCAGGAACTATTGCAGTGTTTAATAAATATAATCCTTCACACGCGGCGGTTATACCTGTTGTTATATTTACACCATTAACATCGTGGTAAGCAAAAGTTAAAGTTAAACCAGATGGTCTTGAACAAGTTACAGTAGGTGTTGGAGTATTAGTTATTGTTGGGGTAACAGTAGTAGTAACTGTGGGTGTTGGTGTATTAGTTATTGTTGGGGTTACAGTAGGAGTAGTCGTTGGGGTTAATGTTTGAGTTACAGTAGGAGTAGGGGTAGTCGTTGGGGTTAATGTTTGAGTTACAGTAGGAGTAGGAGTAGGCGTTGGTGTTTGAGGAGGTCTTGGGATTCTCCCTATTTGTTTATGTATGTGTATTTTATCATTGGGACTTCTCTCAACAGTAAAAATACCTTGACCAGGAACATTTAACTTTGAACCTGCAAACTCCCTACCCGATTTTTTTCTTCTTTCTAAACCCATTTTCAATAAATATTAACGACCCCCAAATAACCAACCGTATTTTATATATTCTTCCCTACCAATATTACCATTACTAAATTGACCCTTTCTTTCATTATAATGAGGTATTACAGGATTAAAAGATATTGTGTTAGTAACGTGTTCATTATTATTTACTGACCAAGAATCAATCATTGCCTTTGTTTGTTGGGTTACCTTGGTTAGATTACTAAATGATGATTCCGCAACATATGTTGCCATTGCAATTGACATAATTAAGTCATCATGATGTCCTTTTTGGTGGTCGGGTCTACCATTAATGTACACAAACGTATTCATTTCGTTATACAATCTTGAACTGTATATTCTAAATTCATGTCTCATGACCTCCTCGAAGGACGCAATAATTTGAACTCGTTTGTTATTAAAGTTAATTCCTGGTATTTTTTCTAAAGCTTTTGGGTCATATTTCCATTTATTTGCCATGTCAACTCCATCAACATATAAATTCTTATAACCCATTTCTTGTAATTTTCTTGCGGTAGAAACCCCCATACCACCAGTGATATCAATTACAATAAAACAAGAATACATATTAGCCCATTTATAACAAACCTCTGCCATAGTATCAGGAGGAAGTTTTCCAACAAATTCTGCAACCTGTTCTCTCTCATCAAAATCGATAATTTGAAATGAACTAAAGTCTTCTGAATCTCCTCTTGATACGTCAACCCCCATAACATATTTGTGACCAACTACAGGTTCTTTCCAAATCCAAAGAGAATTACCCATCATTTTATTTTGAGGGTCTTTAATCATATTTTCTCTAACTCTTTGCATTAAGTTTGAGTCAAAAACATTATCTCCTGAACCCAAAAAATTACATTCCAACTCTTGCGACACTTTTCTCTTGTCGTACTTAAGTTTTTTAACCATAGATTCAAACCAAGCCGAACATGGTTTATATCCGTCATCCATTAGTGATTTAAGGTCAACATAGTTACGTTCAGAAAAAGGAATTGATTCCCAACTTAACATATCATCATTAGAATATTCTTCTTTATTTAACAAATAATGAATAATGTCTTTAGTTTTTACCAAATATAAATCCTTGGTGTATCTTGGGTCTCTAAACCAATACATTTCAGAAATCTTAAAATCATTCATATTTCTTAATGCTTGGTCGTATATCTCATAGTAAATTGGGTCGTAACCGTTTGGTGTTGATACAACGATTACTTTACCTCCTGTAGAAAGTGACGCCATACAAGCCGCCCAGAAATCACTGTCAGCCTCAATAAACGCCGCCTCGTCAAATATTAGAACCGTTGGTGTAAATCCACGTAAAGCATCTTTAGAGGTTGCAACCGCCTTTACTTCACAACCATTTGTTAATTTGTAATGTTTTTGAGAATTTTTTTCAGGTGCAAAATCTATATTCACCCATGAAGGCCATTGACCAACAAACGCCCTAATTTTATTAGCCATCTCTAATGAGGTATCAAGTTTGTTTGCAATAATTAGAATTTTTTCAGGTTTTTCTTTTTTGGCGAAGGCTAATTTTTTGGATACCCAAGCGGCGGTAACTGTTGATACTCCCGCCTGTCTATATTTTAATGCGATGTTTTCGTTAAAATTTTCATAATCCTCTAATAAGGATATTTGGTCAGGAAACAATTCTAATGGAACATATTTTGACACTGTATTATCATAAGTTTGTAAATATGTTTTAAGAGCATAAGGTGTATCCCTCATACACTTAACATATTCCATTATTACCTGTTCTTTTGTTAAACTCATAAAATCACTTTATTATAAATATCAAAAACCCCCATTTAAAAATAAATGAGGGTTTTTAGTAGTAAATTGTGTAGTATTTTAGAATAAAGAAGAAATATCGATATCGTCTAAATCATCATCGTCTTCACCTCCCATACTATCTTCATAGTCACGTTTTTTCAAATCAGAGACAATTTCATCAACCATTCTCTCAATAAATTGAGTTCCTTTTGGGTCTTCTTGTAATATAAGTTTAGCGACTTTCATAAATTCTTTCGCTTCTAATTTTGAAAATCTCATGAATAGATAATGCTGAATGTGTCTCTTATCTTCATCAAACAATTCCAATGGATAAGTTTTTGTAAATTTTTCCCAAAATACAGGTCCTAATCTTGAATCCCATATTTCCGCAGGTAAAGTATCTTCAGCCCCTAACACCATTTCTGCTTGTTTTGGGTCGTCAGGTAATCCGTGAGTACCAAATATCTCGTACACACCTTTAACTAATTCATGTACTAATAATGGAAAAGTTCCCGCTCTTGCTTTAACTGTTGGTGGGTCTGTTTGGTCGTCAATTTCAGATTGTCCCATTTGACCTCCACCTGAACCTGCCATTCCTTCCATATCAGGATAAACCCAATATAAGTGTTCCATTAAAGACTGTGTCACTCCATACAACTCAAGTAATCTTGGGTCAAGTCTATTTAATTCTTGACCAACCAAAACATACATGTGACCTCCTTTAAACGCTGCTCCTTGAATTAAGGAATTTAAGAATCTACGTTTTGCCTTTTCTAAATTGAATTGTTCGAACGCATCCGCAAAATCTTCTAAATCTTCTTTATGTTTAAAAGCTTCTTCAACATCTTCCTCGTCAGGTGTTTGAGATTGAGTTTTCATCCCTTCCGCAGCTCCCATCGGTCCAAACACTAATTTAGCATCAAACTGTAATGAACCTTCAGGAATACCTAATTCTTTTTTAACTAAATCAACCGCAAGATTTTCAAGGTATTCTTTATTTCTCATCTCAATCATTGCAGTTTGTTGTAATCCACCCATAACCATTCCCATTAATCTCATTAAAGGATTTGGTCCTTGGATTGCGGTTGTGTTACCCAAATATCTTCTTACTTTATCAACAGAATCTTTAAATCTTTTAGACGCGATTAATTCAACAAAATCTCTTTCTCCTTCAGGTAATGCAGGATGTTCTTTATATGGTGTTTGTTTTTGTGTTATTTGTCTTTCGATTCCTGGTTCCATTCTTTCAGGTCCTTCGTAATCTATCGGAGCTTCTTTTAACATTCTTTTCGTTTCATTTAATAATGAACGTTCCTTTTTTGTTAAACCTTCAGAAACTAATTTTTTTTCTAAATTAGATTTAACTTTTAATACTTTTTCCATTTTTACGTTTAAGCTCATTTTACTTTAAATTAATTCCGATTGATTTAAATGACAACCAATTAGGTAAATTTTCTTTACCCGCCTTTGGTGCTGGTTTAGGACCTGGCTTTGGTCTGTATGGTGTACTTGGTGAAGGTTTGGTTGGCGTTTTTGGTTTTGGTGGAGCAATTGTTGGAGAACCTTGTTCGTTGGTTTCTTCTTTTTTTGCTTTAGGACTTGTTTTAGGACCTTCTTTAGGCTTATAAGGATTGTCGTGTTTTCTTTCTTTTTCCTTTTCTTTGGTTCTTTCCTTTTCCTTTTCTTTAGTTCCTTGTTCAGATACTAAAGATAAAAATTCTTTTTTTGACATTTTTGGTGTCAAATGTTTTTCAATTAATCTCATAATACCCTTCTCAATTTCACTTTCACCCATATTAACACTTGGTCTAATGTCCGCAATTTTATTTCCCATATTTTTATTAAATGCTTTTCCAACCATATCTAAATAATTTTCTTTGGTTTCTTTTTTATATTTAACAGTTTTTTCAGGATGAATTTTTTCTGGCATAACTTTAGATTGTTTTTTTGACGTACTTTTTTGAAATTCATCAGCCATCGTACACCATTTTTCTTTTTCCTTTCCCTTACTTCTATTACATTTAGCCCAAAAATATTTTTGTTGAGCCTTTGATGCAAATTTTTCGGTAATTTCCATATTTGATAGAGCCAAAGCCATATCATCATCACCTTTAGCACCTAAAGATAATGAAATATCATCATTTTCCAAATCATCTTCTTCTTGTACTACTCTAATACCTCCGTCAGGTAACGGTTGAACTTGCCCATCTTTAACATTGATGGTTTGTCCTTTACTTTTCATAGTACTAACTTCTCCTGAACTGTAATCAGTATAAGTTTTAGTTTCTGTCTTAGTGGTTGCTTCTTTATTTTCTTTTTTAGATTCAACAAGTTTTTTATACAAAGTATTAACTTGGGATTCGTTTAGTTCACCTAAAAGATGACCGCTAAATCCGTGATTTAACAAATGTAATAATTTATCATTAGTTTTCATAAACAACCTTCTTTTCAAACTCTAAAACGATATCTCGTTCATATAATTTATTTTTTACTGAAGTTTCTTCTTCTCCAAATCTGAATACTAATCTTTTACTTAATTCAAAATTAACTTCTTCAGATTCATTTTCCCAAGCCAATGCAATAACTCCGTCAACTGCATCAACCATTGATAACCAATCGGATTTTTGTACTACTGAAAAGTTAATAACATCATGTTTCAAAACTCCGACTTTTTTTATGTGTTCTAAATCAGGAGGTAGAGGATAACCATTAGCGGGTTTTGATTCCCACGATTCTCCCCATATGTCATCCAAACTATCAGAAAAAATAAATTCGTAAATGTTATCTCCTTTATAGTTTGGTCCTAATTCATTCACATAAATTAAATAACTCATAGAATACTACCTTTAGGTGTTACTTTAAGAGTTTTATTTTGTACCTCAAATACTAAACACTTATTGTTTTTGTTTTTTCCAACAAGTTTAGCGTTAGGGTATTTTTTTACTAATTTAGCAGATGCGACTTCTTGAGAAATGCTTTCTGACAAACTTTTAATTCTTTGTCTTGTCTTGTTAGTTTTATCAGTCTCAACGTTCTTTTGTTTTTTCTTTTCTTCTAACATCAATCTTTCTTTTTCATCAATTTTAAAATACTTAGTTAAAACTTTTTCAACTTTAGATTCACCAAATAAACCTTCAATCATTTCTTCCATTCTACCCGCCTCTTCATCTTTCAATCCACGGTGTTTTAATTTAGACATTGCTCTACTTCCACCTGGTTTTCTGTGTCTTGGGTAATCATCGTCCATATCATCTTCTTCAGTAAAGAAACTAGCAACTAAATTTTCTTTTTCTTTTTCAGACATAAAATCATTTTCTTCAGCCATTTCTCCTTCAGGTTGTGGAGGTTCAGGAGTTTCTACATCCATTCCCATTTCTTCGCCACCTTCAATATCCATTCCTTCTTCGCCACCTTCAAATTTTGACATTATTTCGTCTTTGTCTTCTTCATCTAAAGAGTTTAAATCTAACGCGGATAAGACAGAATTAATAACATATTTAATGTCTTTAGAAGTCATTTCATTTTCTTCATTTGATAAAAATGTTCTAATTTTTTGCCCTAATTTACCTGTTAGTTTTTGTATAGTCTTAAATGTAACTTCCTCTTTATCGTCTTCCATGTCTTGAGTGTCTAACTCATCTTCCATCCCCATATCATCTTCCATTCCCATATCATCTGTAGGAGCAGGAGCGGGTGCTGGTGCAGGAGCGGGAGCGGGTGCTGGCGCGGGTGCAGGAGCGGGAGCGGGAGCGGGTACCTGTTCATTTGTTTCGTGTTTTAAAAAATATTTTTCTTCCCCTTCACTTTCAGTAAAAAGTGATACGTTTTTCTCAAAACCCTCATTTATGTTAACTTCTTTAGCAATAATATTTAATCTTTTTAACGCCTGTGAATATGAAGAAAAATATCTTCTTTGTTTCATAGGCTCAATATAATCACTTGTTGACTCATTCAATCCTCTTTTAATCACATATCCGCTTTTTTCTTTAACGATTTGATATGTGTTACCATCAGACAACACTTTTTTGTATTCTGAAGAAGAATCTTCATTAATAGGTTTTGGTATATACTCTTTATATCTAGAAATTTCAATCATTCGATTAATTTTTTCCATTCCTTGTAGTTTTTCACTACCTATTGGTTTTAAATCTCCCATTTTTCGGTTTTTTTTTAAAATTATTTTTTATATAAATATATCGCAAACTTAATTTAATTACGTAACATTTGTATCGACTTCAAATTTTTGAGATGCTGCCAACGCAGTAGTTTGTCCAAATGAACTTCTTCCACCAGCATTAATGTCCGCAAAATATTTAACGGCTTCTTCTTTATTATTAAAATTAGGTAATGAACTTGGTGATTTTCCCTTAGTAAAAAATGCTACGGCGATTTTCGCACCAATTTTAGGGTCTTCAGCTAATTCAGGTTTACTAACTAAATCAACCCCAATCATATCTCCATATTTACGATAATTTGCCTTTCCCGTTAAACCATTTAAACCTCTACCAACATATTTCCATCCATCACCAGGTTGGTCGTTACCCAATTTCATTCCTGATTTATAACCGTATATACAATCAAAAAATTCTGGGTCATTACATTTTAATGATTTACAACGTTCACCTCTATTTCCAAAAATACTATTAATTCTACTATCCGAAGTGTTACAGTACCCAACCTCTTTAAAACTTTTAAAATTACTTTCTTTAGCAATAACAGATAAAATACCTAATTGAGTGTATGGATTTGTTATTCCCATATTATTCATTTCGTTTATTAAATTTGTTATAACTTCTTGTTGTGAAGAACTAAAACTACCTACTAATTTTATTTTACCCGTTGAATCAGGATTTCCCTGAATATTTATACTTGACATATTATCGTCCCCAAAGTTTTTAACTGTTAGTATTGAAAATAATTTTACCAAATCTTTATTTGTCATTACACCTGTTTCATCAAGTCCATATTTTCTTTGGAATTCTTTAACGGCTTGTTCTGTTTCAGGTCCAAATTTTCCATCAACTCCCCATTTAGGTAATAGTATTCCTAAAAATTGTAACCCTGTTTGTATTAATTCAACCCCTCTATCTACAGGAATTCTTGATTCAACCCCTTTTAAATTTTTGTAATCTTTATTATCTTTTAACAATCCATATAATTCACTCATTATTTTATTAGAACCATCAGAAATACTAGATAAATTTTTGTTTACTTCATCTTTATTCGCGTTTGAAAACTCTGAATCATTTTTTAGTAAATCTTGAATTGTTGTTGTAATTTTATCGTTAGTACTTGAATCAGATTCAATGGGTTTTGTTTCACCTGATAATGACGAAGACTCTCCTTTACCTGTAAAAATTTTATCTGAGTTAACTAAAAGTTCTCTTAAATGTCTTCCTCTTGGTAACCCGATGTGTACGTGCTCCATACCTTCGTGACCAACCCATTCGGAAATTACACCAATGTAGTCTCCGACTTTAACTTTATCGCCTTTTTGTAATTTTACGTTTTTTAAGTGTGTATAAAAAATATCAGGGAAATTATTTTCTCCTTTAATTGATACTTGAGTACCAAAAATTTTACCTGAGTTTTTACCCGTATCTCTTATTCTTGTTACAATACCATCAGTATATGAATTTACAACAGTTCCTGGTGACGAAAAAATGTCCCAAGCATTATCTGATTCCCAATTACCAAGAGCTCTTCCTCCGTGATTTTTAGGACCGTTTTCTAAATCTGTCTTAAATGTACCACCAATATTTGTTGTTGCTTCCTTAATAGATAATTCTTTATCAGTATGTTTTGTTTCAAAATCAAACAATTTTTGGATGTAATTATTACGTCTTAAAACTTTAAACACTAAATTTTCATCTGAATATTCTCCATTTTTTTCTAAACCGCAAGTCCTATATTTTTTGATTTTGTCTTTGTATTTACCGATTAATTCTCTTGCGTCATCTAATGGTTCGTCTTTAGCCGCTTCAATTACCCCATCAATAATTTTCATCCACTGTTGGGATTTATTTTTAATTAACTCGGTATCAATTTCAAGATTTTCTTTTTTTGGTTTGGTTATCCATTCATTATTTAATACTGAAAAAACTCCACTACTAAAATGAGTTTCAGATTCATCCTGAACATACAATTCAACGTCATAACCATATATTGTTATATCATGTTTGTCGTTAAATAAAGTTTTTTTTAGTTTAAAAAGTTCTTCATATAAAGGTAATTGATTTTCATTAAATTGACCATAATCAACTAATATATGTAAATCAATATCGGAAAAATTAGACCAATTGTAGTTAGCTAAAGAGCCTGTCATGATTATATCAGACACTATTATCTCAACATTTAAAAATTCTATAAATTCATTAGAAATTTCTAATAGTCGATTTCTTACTTTAGGGTTGATTAATATATCATCACCTTTTTTTTTCCAAATTTTGGGATTTAAATTATCTCTAAGGTGGAAACTTTTTAATATGGATTTTAAATTACTCATTAAACATAAATATTAGAGTAACTTTATTTGTTACAGTTTCTTGTATTTAAATGTTTTTGAGATTTTCGTACTAAAAAACTTACCTTGTGATTCTGAAATTCTAAATTGGGTGTATAATTGGTGGGGGACCTCATCGTACTCATAACGAGCCCCGTTATTGAATTCTACAACTAATTTTTTTGTTTCAGTATCGTACTCAGTTTTTGCAATGTTACTAGATTTAATTTCATTAATAATCTTCGTCCCTTGTATTTCTTCTTTCGTTATCGCCATCTTCTAATGGTATTTCTAAGTTTATTTCTTTTAATTTATCTTGAAGATAATCTACAAATTCATTATGGTCAATATCAGGAAAGAATCCTTTTAATTCGAAGAACAATTTATCATGTAGACGACTAAACTTTTGAAAGTTTGCCATTATGTCTTGAGGATAGTACGGTGGTTTTTCCAAATCCTTCTCTGTCCATCCTTCTCTTTGGAAAGCTCGTCTTAAATCTCGATAAGTTTCTACAATATCTTTATCCGCATTTAATGTCGTAATATACTTTTTGTAATGTTTCATCATTTCCATACTTATAAATATAAAGATGTTTGAGTTGAAATTACTGAATTAAACATTATATTTTAAAAAAACACTAACATGATAGAATCAAAAGATAATGACGGGCAAAATAAAAATAGAGGGAATGATAGTACCTCGACTCCTGTTTTAGATAATTTTAGTCGTGATTTGATTAAATTAGCTGAAGAAGGGAAATTAGACCCTGTTATAGGTCGTGAACGAGAAATTAATAGGATTGCTCAAATCTTATCAAGAAGAAAGAAAAACAATCCAATTATTATTGGTGAACCTGGTTGTGGTAAAACCGCAATTGCTGAAGGATTGGCAATTAAAATATTTAACGGTGAGTGTCCACGTAATTTAATGGATAAAAAAATTGTTTCATTAGATATGACATCAATTGTTGCAGGTACAAAATACAGGGGTCAATTTGAAGAGAGAATGAAAGTTATCATTGAAGAACTTCAAAACGCCCCGAATATTATTGTATTTATTGATGAAATACATACAATAGTTGGAGCGGGTAATTCTTCAGGTTCGTTAGACGCATCTAATATATTCAAACCCGCATTGGCTCGAGGAGAAATCCAATGTATTGGAGCAACAACTTTAGATGAATACCGTAAGAATTTTGAAAAGGACGGAGCGTTAGAACGTAGATTCCAAAAAGTAATTGTTGATTCAGCGACAAAAGAAGAAACAATTCAGATTTTAAAAAACTCAAAAGATAGATATGAAAATTACCATAAGGTAGTATACTCAGATGAAATTTTAAATCTTTGTGTTGATTTGGCAGAAAGATATATTACGGATAGGGAATTCCCTGATAAGGCTTTTGATATTTTAGATGAGGTTGGAGCTCGAAGTCAGGTTGAGGTTAAAATGCCTGAGATTATTGAAAAACTCAAACAACAAGCTTCTGATATTAAACAGGAAAAGATTGAGGTAGTTAAAAAACAAAATTATGAAGAGGCGGCGAATCTTAGAGACAAAGAAAGACGAATATTAGACAAATTAGATTTAGAAAAGAAGAAATTTGAATCTGAGTTAAGTAATTCTAAAAAAGAAGTCACTGAAGATTTAGTATATGATGTTGTTTCAAATATGACTAAAATTCCTGTGTCTAAATTGAATTCAAACGAAACTCAATTATTATCTAAATTAGATGAAAATCTAAATAAAAAAGTTATTGGTCAATCCGAAGCAGTAACAAGAATTGCTAAATCAATAAGACGAAACCGTTTAGGGATTAAAGACCCAAATAAACCTATTGGTTCTTTTATTTTCTTAGGGTCAACAGGTGTTGGTAAAACTTATTTAGCAAAACAATTGGCTAAAGAAATCTTTGGGAGCGAGGACAATATGATTAGAATTGATATGTCTGAATTCCAAGAAAAACATACAATATCTAGACTTATTGGCGCCCCTCCAGGGTATGTCGGATATGATGAAGGAGGTCAATTAACTGAACAAGTAAAAAATAAACCTTACTCGGTTATTTTATTTGATGAGATTGAGAAGGCGAATAAAGACATTTTTTCATCATTGTTACAGGTTTTGGATGATGGACATGTTACTGATGGGTTAGGGAGAAAAATTAATTTTAAAAATTGTGTTATAATCATGACTTCAAATATTGGAGTTAAAAAACTTCAAGATTTTGGTACTGGTGTTGGATTTAGAACCGCTTCAAGTAGTTATGTTGAGGAAGAACATAAGAGAGCAATCCTGAAGAAAGAATTACAAAAGTTTTTCGCTCCTGAATTTTTAAATCGTATAGACGAAGTTATAATCTTTAATACTCTCAAAAAAGACGAGGTCAAACAAATAGTTAAGTTGGAAATGGATAAATTAATTTCTAGATTAACAAACTTAAAATATCACATTACATATAATGAAGATGTTTTAGATTTAATATCTGAAGTTGGTTTTGACGAAACTTACGGGGCTAGACCATTGAAGAGGGCAATCCAAGATAAGATAGAAGATTTTATTTCTGAGGAAGTTCTTAAAGGGAATATAATTGAGGGTAATTCTTACAATCTTTTTGTTAAAGACAATGAGATTAAGTTAAAAGAGAAAAAAACAAGAACAAAAAAAGGGGAATAAAATCCCCTTTTTTATTAGAAAAACATTCTGTATTGTTTTTCTTTTGAATTTGTAAAGTGGTACTTGTTATTACCAAGTTTTTCAATCATTTTCTTACCCGCATCAATTCCGTTGTACACATCATCAACTACAACATATTCATTTTTAGTGTGATAATTGTAATAACCAATCGCAAAGTTAATACAAGAAAAATCAAATTTGTTTTTTAAAGCGTAAACATCAGTATATGGGTGAGATTGATATTGGTTTCTACTTTCAAAACTCTCAGTTAATACTTCATCACAAGTTTTAAAGAATTCACCTTCTCTATCAAATAATTTAGTCCCCATACAATATTCAGTTACCATACTTCCACCAGGTGCGTCAAATTGAATTGCGTACCCAACGTTGATAAAGAAATTAGGGTCCGCGTTTCGAGAACCATGACATCCTGTTTCTTCTGAAACGAAAAACGCCGCTTTAAGATTTGGTAATTCTTTTAATAATTCCAAACAGGCGTAAATTCCACATTTGTCATCTCCTCCAATACCTGTTGGAAGTCCATTGTCATTATACGCCTTTAAAGATAACTTAATTTCTTTTCTTTCGTTGGGAAGTTGTTCCTCTTGAATATTGATAGTATCCAAATTGTGTACAGTATCTGTGTGGGAGACTACGCAAGGAAAATACTCAATATTAGGGTCTGTTTGTTTAGTGGCGTAAATATTAAACATATCGTCCACTTCAAACGGGATGTTATTTTGAGTTAACCAATTGGTTATAAACTCAATCATAAATTGTTCTTGATAAGTTTTTGTCGGAACTGACAAAACGCTTTTAAGAAGTTCATAGTCTCTTTTCATACTACAAACTTACAACCTTTTTTTTGATTTTACAATTTTTCTTTCAAAAATCTCTAAATTATATAAAAAAGAATTGAACTCATCCAATGTTAGACTTCTTTTTTCTAAACTTTGAAATGGTTTTTGAGTTCTAATATTAATCTTATTTGTTTTTGGGTCAATGCTCTCAATCCAAAAAGTTCTGTCTTTATCTTTTGGCGTCTTATACCATTTTTTCATTTTGTATATAGATAAAACTTGAGATACAATTTTTTTGTATAATTCAATATCGGTAAAAAAACCACTATCCTCAATTTTTTCATCTATATTTTCTAATTGACGTGATACTTCTCTATTGTAAGAATCAATATCTAAATCATTACATCCATATTCGTACATATATTCTTCATATGGACCTACACTCATTTGTTTTGCAAAAGTACCTAATAATTCACGTAATGTTAAATCATAATTTTGCGACATTTTATATAGTGATAACAATACATTTACAGTTGTTACATAAGAATAAAAACATCCTGATTTAGTAAAAATACCGTAATTAGTAAATGGGTCGCAAAGTTCTTGAGTTATTTCATCTTTAGCGGTTTCCGACATACATTGTTCTTTAAGTGATTGATATTCATTAATCATTTCATTTGTCTCTCTTTCAAAATTGTCTTCTAAAATTTTTGCAATTTTTTCAGTTGTATCATCATCAAATGTTGTTATGGTATTATCAAATAAATAAGCAATCTCAATAACCTTTTTTTTGTTTTCTTCGTTAAGTTCATATAATAAATAACCTTGTTTCCAATCTTCATAAGCTAAATCTGAATGATAAAATCCCATATCATAACTACCATAATATGAGAACAAATTTCTTAAGAACCACATGTCACCCTCATTTAAATCAAACAGATTGAAGTAGTCTTCATTATCATCAAATTTAAGGGTAACCATACTTTTACCAGGTAATTTTTGATTGAATTTAAAACCTCCTACTAAATCATCATATCTGTTTAAGGTATCGGATGTAAATTCATTTCCACTTTTAACTTTTCTTAAAATTTGGTAAATGTCTTGTGCGGGTATGTGTTTGTATATAATATCTTCAGCTTCGGGGTACCAATGGAACAAAGTTGTTGGGTTAATTTTTTGAAACTCGTCATCTAAATAATCTGTAGTATAATCATGAGGAATTATTGTATACGATTTTGTTGTAACCCAATCATTACCTTTTTTATCAACTAAAATAAAGATATCTTTATTTTTATATTCATTCCAAAGTTTTGGTAAATAACTATTTGGGGCAAAATATTTAGCGGCTTCGTATGAATTACATTTTAAAAACATAATATCATCATTTTCGAATAGTATTTTACTACCTTCGTAAGCCTCGTTCTTTAGTTCTTCTTTTTCTGACATATTTATATCAAATAAATACCGAAAAAATTTGTTATTGTCGGATTTGTTTGTATATTTGTAAAACAAAAGTTCTTTAACATATGGGGATAACTTGGAATTGACTGGCATTGTTAGTTATTCGGGGCACGCAGTGAGAGGGTTCCTATCACTTAAATCTATGGGGTCAACAATTAAACGGCAACGTTTTAAACAAAATGGCGGCAATCGGTCTTATCCGTGAAGACGCTGCGGTAGTAGCCTAATCAGATTAGGAAACACCATTCGGGTCGGTGGACATACAACCTAGGAACAGAAGTCCTTGACAGGTATGGTACCTATCTAAAAAGGTACAAGTGGAGGATTAGTTCTCAGTAAACCGAACCACTTTAAAAATAAGGGAATTGTGAAATTTCGGATTGTTAGCTTAAACAATGTCCTAAGCGTGTAGTCCTTAGTAAGTAAGGTGAACAACACGAGGGTTCGACTCCCTCTATCTCCACCAATTAAAAACCCACCAATCGGTGGGTTTTTTATTTTATCTTAATAAAGTTACGTGACCGTATCGTATTTGATATCTATTATCAATGTCTTTCCATTCCAAAACATACACATATACGTCTTGTTGACACGGTTTTCCTAAGTAAGTACCATCCCACCCAACGTTCAAATCATAAGATTCAAATAAAATCTCCCCCCATCTATTAACAATATAAAAATGTTCATCAAAATAGTTATACCCTTTAGGTGACCAAGCATTATTGTATTCATCACCATCAGGTGTAAAACTATTAGGAGCCCACATGGTGGAATATGGACACTCAACTAAATTTACGGTGTAATAAACGGTATCTGATGGACAGAACGGTCCTCCTTGTACTGCACTTATAATATGAGTACCTAAAGGATATGTTGACCAATCAACAGTCAAATCAACAGTATAAAATCCTTGATTATTAACAGTCCAATCAATAGGTCCATTTTCAGTTGAGACTGAACTGTAAGTAAATGACATTCTATCTCCGTCACATTTTTCAATAGTCTGTTGCGAAAATATATTACCGAATAAAAATAAAGACGATATGAATAAAATTATTTTCATAGTTAATTGTGTTGTATGGGAGACAATACAGGAATTGGGTCTACAGTTATGGTAGTAGTTGTTGTAAATGTACAACCCCCTTGTGTTACAGTGTAAGTTACAGTAAATGTACCAACTCCTGAAGTTGTGGGACAGAATTGATTACCAACAACACCTGTTCCACTCCATGTACCTCCTATAGGACTACCAACTAAGTTAACACATGGAGACCCCGCACATAAAGGTCCAATAGGAGTTATTGTTGGTATAATTTGTAGGATAAATACATTAAGAGTTACAGGAGTACTCTGACAACCTGTAGGTCCTGTTGCGTATACCGTAATCGCATTGGTAATAAGACCAGGTCCTGCCGCACTCCAATCGACATTTATCTGATTAGTACCTTGTCCTGAGACTAAAACCCCAGGGGACGCTACGGTCCATGTGTAAACATAACCTGGTGTGTTTGTTACATTATATATTGAACCTGAAGTTCCAACACATACAGTATCAGGATTTAAAGTTGTAAACTGCGCAAATGTTACAGTTGATATTAACATCGAAAGAATAAATAAAATTTTTTTCATTTTAAATTTTTTAATTATGGTTTATTGAGCCTATCGATGGTAACACTGGGTTGCTCGACCCATTGTATATTGTAAATGGAGTTGCCAAATCACAAGAAGTACTTGACCAACTACCCCAAAGACCATCTGAACCTGGGGTTACTTGAATTAATAAATTTTGTGGTGAACATAAATTAGATACTGTTACTGAAAAACAAAAAGACCAAGTACACGAACCCATATCCCCAAAGTCATCACTCGTTTGGCCGTCCATATCTAAATCAAAAAAATATCCAGGACCTACAGGACCAACAGGTGTCGGGGTTGTGGATGGGAACCAAACCCATTGTCCTCCTGATGCGTTGCCTCCACAATTTGCGGGACCCGTAGTGGGGGATAGATTGGTCCATCCAGGACCTAACGTTAAATCAAAACCCTCAACCCAATTGGACCCTGCTTGACTATACCCATTCATGGTATAACATACGTTTACAACAGTTCCAGGTAAGTACCCACCAACAGGAGGTGTCGGAGTTAAAGTAAATGATTGTGTTCCATTACATTGTCCAAAACTTTGTAATGATATAATAAAAAGTAATATGGTGAAAATTGTTATCCTCATTAATATAAATACGTTTAATGAGGATTAAAAGTTGTCTTATTGTGTGGAAAAATGAACAAACCTTATCTTTAAATGAATAAAATAAAAAGAGGGAAAGAAAATAACGTTAAATTATTCTTTCCCTCTTGTTTGTCCTAGGAATCTAAACCTACCGAGTCGTTAGTGAGACAACTACAGAACCCTATATCGTCGGGTGGTGACTAGTATTCACGACTTTATTTTTTTTTAGTGTTTCTTTTATTTAGACTAAAACACCGTGGTTATAAAAGTTTCCACATCTAAAAAGCGTCCTTGCCCGATTTTTTTCTCAAACTCCTTCAGTCTTCGGATGACACCTCAAGTTAACAATCATTTTTTATTAATTTTTAAGGGTTAAAATAGGTAGTTATCTGTTAAGAAACAATCACCTAAAACCTTAAAGAATGTTTAGAAGAACCTTTTATACTCATAACTTCTCGGAATATCTTTAATTACCGACTTCTTTTGTATTGGAGTCACTTGGTTGCGGGAGAAGGATTCGAACCTTCGACCTTCAGGTTATGAGCCTGACGAGCTACCAACTGCTCTATCCCACTATATGGCTAAGGCTGAGATTATACCTTTTATTTGAGAACCTTTAGAGTCATTATTGTTTCTACTCTTATCCACTTCCTTTTGAGAAGTATTTCTCAGTGACGGTTATTTAAGTGAACCACTCTTTGAGGTTTTGGTTACTCTCCAATTACTCAACTCTCCTTGAGGATGCCTCCCCAACACGTCCTTGCGGGACTAGAGGTCTTTGGTAAAATTACAGTCAGACTTGGGGTCTTTCTGTGCAATGAACGGCTCATTACTATGTAGTCACCTTTCACCAAAACCTGGTAGACACTTTTCCTTTATTTTCTTAAATGTTACTTCAATAATAGTAAAGTTTTGTGTCGTGGATGTATCGAAGTAGTGGTCTACCCTAAGCTCCATTTCCTTTTGAGAAACAGAATACTAAACTACTCCGTGAGATATCCCTACCTCCATTCTTCAAGTTTACTTCATACCACAACCTTGGTGGGTTGTTAGTAAGGATAGTAGCGACACCACTCGTTCTCTATCTTACCTTTCGGTTTTAAGTCCACTTTTGAATTGGAACCCGCAATTGTGAAGTTGGATAACTACACTTCTTACTTGATTCCTATGGGTTATTTTTATTGGTGTTCCCACCTCAACCGAACAATCCACATTGCTCAGTCACCCAACCACTTTCCCTAAAGCGTCGCCCTCAGTACTGAAGGTCGGATGATATCCCACTTGTATACTCGAGTTCAAATCCCCTTTCGGGTTTCTAAACCGCAACCTCCTCAACACGGGGGAAGTCACTTTATCCTTGTTTCCAAGTTTATTTAAGGACCATATACGGCCCAATATCTTTTATCAGTTTCATTTCTTACTCCTGAATGGATATTCTAATTTTTCAAAGAACGTTATCGGACGTTTCCGATTTTGTTTTACAAAGTTAAGAAGAATTTTTTTACTTTCCAAATTTTTCTTTAACTTTTTTTCAGATTTAGGAAACCATAGTTTTACGGATATCCCAACCTATTTCTGAATTGTTTTACAAAGATAAGAACTTTTTTTCGAACTTCCAAATCTTTTTAAAACTTTTTTTACTTCACTATATACACATCGTTTGTACCATAAGATTTAGCTCTTGACATTGCGAGAGCCGCACTTGGGGTGAAGTATTTAACACCATTGTCTCCATAATAATAGAACATTGGTTCGTCAATTACAATTGTTTCATTACTCATACTTGAGTGTTTAAACAGTTAATACTAAGTTAATTCAAAGAACTTTTTTTCAAAAGTGTTTTACAAATATAATGACTTTTTCTTAATCGTCAACAAGGTTAAAATTATTTTTACAATAAATGTCTATTTTATTGACTTATCGGTAAGTTTAACCTATTTATTTGTCAAATAAAAACAATATAAATATGAAAAAAGTAACATTGGCATTTTTAATTGCGACAGTAGCTTTGATTAGTTCATGTGGGTCTAACGAGACTAAAACTGAAACTCAACCAACTGACAGTACATTAACCGACACAATAGTTGTTGTAGATACTGTTAAAGTTGACACTGTAAAAACAAAATAATTTGTACCCTCAGAAATGAGGGTTTTTTTTTAAAATTTAATGAGTTTCTTTATTCTTTGGATATCCTCATTAATTTTTTCTTCTTTTTCTTCCGATTTTTTTCTTTTAATTAAATTACCTTTTAAGGCGGACCCAACAACTGAAAATGGAGCCGCGAATAAATTCATCATACCTCTGTATAGTCCAGGTAATTGTTCGTCTTTAGACAATCCCAAATCTATTGATAATTTTTCTTTTTCTTTTTTTTCTTTTTCTTTACTGTCAACTTCTTTTTGCTTTTTCTCGTCATCACCAGTCTGTTTTTTATTGGTTAAATCTTTGAAAAAAGAGTCTAAATTTTGTTTGAACCCCATCCTGTCTGTTATAGAGTATTTTATAGGTTCATCACCCACAAAACCTATAATATCGTTTTGACTAACTTTATATCCTTTATTTACGTAAGGATTAACAATACCATTTATTTTTGAATAAACTTTAGAACCGTTTACGTTATGTTCAATTTCTATTGATTTTTCAGATAGGTCAACATTATTTATTAAACCGTTAAATGGCGCAACAATTTTTTGGTTAGGGTACGAATTCATTACCATAACTTTAGAAGAAGATAAAAAATTATCTATATTACCATATGGAACAGGATTTATAAATTTCATAATTTCATAATGTTTTTAATCCTTTCAATCTCAGTTATAATTTTTTTATCATTAGTAACCGATTCTTTTTGGACTAGTTTATTAATCTTATCTTGCATTTGTTGTTTTAATGGTTCTAATGAAGATAAGAAAGGTGTCATAAACCCGTACGCCTTTTTAACATTTTCATCTGAAGTTGGTACTTTATCGGTTGATGGTGTTGTAGAACCTGAAGTTACTTCGGTTTTCTGGGTTGTAGTTTGAGTTGTTGATTGATTTTTTTCATTACTCTTACCACCTTCAGGGTGACCTGCTCTATATGAAATATGAAAATGCCCTCCAGTTGCGTGTGATGTTGGATTTTTATATTCATCAATATAGTTAAAACCGTTGTATTTAGTTTTATATTGATTTAATAATTGTATAAACGAAGAGTGACAATTTTCAGGTAATACCACATCTACGGCTTCTCCTTTAGTGTGTCTACTGGTATATGCGGTTATTCCTTTATGAAAACTATCATTACCACTTGTAAATGTTAATTTACAAACTTTGTTTTTATCTACTTGCGACCACTCTTTAACGAATTCATCTATAATATTTAAAAAATCAAGTTGTAAATCACCACCTGAAGTTAATTCAGAACCTTTTTCACTATATCCTAATGATTTAAAATTATCCCTAAATTGACCAACGGTAACTTCTTCAATACGATTTTTCATATTATATAAATATCTTACTCAGATAAATGAGTCATTAAAACTCCCCCAAGTTGGGTAGCGTGAACAATTAAATGATTTATTGATTCAATGTCTAATTTTGTTTTTCTTTTTGTATAATCAAGACCTAAAGTCCCTATAAATTTGTCATCAATTGTTTTAATCGCAAAAAGATACCCTGACTTACAATTAGTATCTTCTGCAATATACTTCAATCCAAAAGTCGCAATACTTTCGTCTTTGTAATCATGGATTTCAATAACATCATTCTGTAATAATTGATTAATAGATTTTGAAAATAAATTTACAGGAATGTTGTGAAAATTAGATTGTACCGAAGATGTTCCCAAACTAACGGTTTCATACATAATTGAAAATTTCGCCATTGACTTTCCTGTTGGGTAAAAATTTCCTCCGTTATGGAATTGGGTAACCCAAACTCTGTCAGCGTTAAACTCATCTCTAATATGCTCAATTTTTTGGTTAACTAATTCACTAACTTTCAAAGTGTCTTTAACCATGTCAGGTTTTTTCTTACTTTTATCTATTTTAGTTTTTAGATATAATAAAATAACGGGTCCTAAGATACCTGTTATAAACGCCACAATAACTTCAGTTGACATCAAAACTCAAAAATTTTAAAATTTAATTTTATTTATATAATAAATACAGTATTAAACAAAAAAGTGTGACATTTAGTCACACTTTTACAACTTCATAAACTTTGGTTTAAGTAATTTCCATATTAATTGGTCATATGGCTTTTTATCCCACATTGCGAACATTATACTTCGATATGGGGGATGACCATGTTTCATAACATGTTCCGCAAACTCTTTCTTTGTTGGTTCAGGGTCCACATCATTATATTTACCATACCTAAAGTAATCATGTGCTTTACCACAATGTTCAGATACTTGGTAATAAGCATACTTTAAAGTTTTTTCGTATTCTTTGATTTTATTGTAAAACTCGTCAGGAACATTTTCTAAATACTCTTCCATTTTACCTCCTGATGAAAGGACTTCCCATACCGAAGTAGTAGATAAATTAGTCATTATTTTATGTAAACGAAGATATTCCTCACCTTTTATTTTCATACGGTTTCCGTTAGAAAATTTAACAACATAACCTTCCTTGTTATCAGGTATTGCTTGTTTTAAGTATTGGTAATCCTTGAATTTATCAAATCTATGAACAACTTTGAATCCTATATTAGATATTAAGTTTTTAAATCTCATATCTTGTCCATCATCATAAAGATTCACTTCATAACCACTTTTAGTTTCTATTATTCCTAATAAAACCAAGTCCTCAAAATCATATTGGCAAACTATTCTATTTTCTTCATATATTATCTCAAAAAGATATGTATAGTCTTTATGTAACTTATTATATTCATAAGTTTTTAACATTTCAAACCCTTTTATTGATTGTTCAGAAGTAAATGACCCTCTTGTTGCGAAAACCCATTCATTACCATAATTAAATAATATACCCAAAGAACCATCCATCTTTTCAAACACCTCAAAATCTGAAGTAGGTCTATGTTGTTTTTCTTCCATATTGAAAAACTTTTTGAATGGTCTTGCAACAACATTACCTTCATTATCAGTTACCAACCCTCGGCACTGTAAAGTGATATCGTCCCATAACTTATACATGTTGTACAACTCACCATATTGTGTTTTTGGGGTGTAGTTCCATATAGTTAAAGGAAGGGTTGGGTGAACTTGTTTTGTCACCAACCCATCCTCAAAATATTTGTTTAATGTTTCTAACATGTTGCAAATATACAACTATTTTTCGTTAAGTAAGAATTTATTACTAATTGATTTGAAACTAATTGTTCTATCGTAAGAACGAACTACAACACCCTCTCTATCAAAGTTTGAGTTTAATTCAGACTTTTGGTCTGCATATTCTAACATACCCTCAACAGTATCAGGTAATAAAAATTCGTAATCCAAAATAGGAACAGTTTTTAAACCCATTTTTTGAACCGTTTCGACAAATTCCAAGAATGGAATATTCTCTTGAGTGTCAATGTTGAACCCGTTGAAGAAACGAACTGTTTGACCTTTGATTTTGTATGGATTACCTTGAACTCCTTCACCAATTAACTCACCTTGTAAACAAATGTTGTTTTCCAAAGTCCCTAATAATTCCTCCAATCTTAATTCACGAGCGACTTTCCAAAAAGTGTTACCTTCAGTTTCAATTAATTCCAAGTTACGAGAACATACACCAAATACACCATCTTTAAAGTAGAATGTTGCAGAAGAACCGTCCAACTTTTCAGTTACATAGAATTTATGTGCGGATGTTAATTTGTATCCTTCGTATTCTTTTGCCAAGTTTTGAACTCGTTCTTCGTCAGTCTTACGTAAGAAAGATGGGAACAGTCCTTTAACTTTGCCTGATAATTCAGCAGGAATTGGTGGTTCGTATTTTACAATACCCAATACTTCAGTGACATCATCACCAATATCAACCATTGGAGTTCCGTCTTCGGCAAATAGTTCAATTTGATTCCCCCATACTTGTTTAGTAATTTTTGTTTGAATTATTTCAGTGGTCTTTAAAACATTTAACGGTAAAATCAAACCTTGTGATACCTGCCCTCTTAATTTGATTGTTTTCAAACGGAATCCTTCTTGTTCACCCATTTTTTTGTAAGAACTTTTTCTTAAAAACTCAAATTCTTCTCTAATTGGTAAAAACGAATCAATTTCACAGTAGACTACCATATCACCTAATTTATGACCGACATTTTTAGCAACAACGACCTTCCATCCATCAACGATAGCTAATTCAATCATATCAGCCCCATCAATTGGGTGGATATCGTTAATCACTCTAACACTTGCTAATTTTCTTTCCATTTATTTTCTATTAACGTAATTTTTAATTAATTCGTCTACGTATGGTCTTAACATAATACCCATACAAATTCCTCCTACAAGATATACTATCATAATTTTAATTTTTTATGTTTAAATCTGGTGTTAACAATAACGCCCATAATACGTTTGGTGATTTTGTTATGTATGCGGCATAACCGATTAACCCAAAAAATCCCAAATAAATTAACACAATCCCAATATATTTCATTTTATTTTTTTTTACTACCGTAACACTCCAATTTTTTATCTTTAACATTCCACAAGTCTTTCTTTCCCTCGGTCATATGACAATTGTGTTTCTTCCCCATTCTCTCACCAAAATTAACTATCATATCGTTATGACGATTACGAACAAAATGTGGACATTCTTTACAAGGTTTTTCCATTATCCTTTATCTTTGTTAATTATTTCATCTGTATGGTGGTCATTACCAATTTCAGATTTAATTGGTCGATTTTTCAACAACGGAACACACTCACGAATTACGTGGTATGGTCGAAACTCAGGGTGACCATCCATACCAACATCCATACGTTGCCCCACTCCAAATCTTCTATCAGTTGGTAAGTGACAGTGTCCGTGTAAGTGCATGATACCTTTGTTAAGTCCATCCCAAGAACTAATCGGGTAGTGCATCAATCTAAAAGTATACTCACCAACTACAAGAGTTTCGTAATGAGAAACAGAAAGGAATAAATCCCTAATATTTTCCCTATCACGTTCGATGTGGTGGTCGTGGTTACCAAGAATTAAGTGAATGTTTTTACAAACAATCCTATCCCAAAATTCTCTAATTGATTCGAATCCCCCAAAAGACCAATCCCCAAGACAAATTAAGATATCATCTTGCATTACAACATCATTAATGTTATTAACAATAGTTGCGTTCATTCTATCCAAATCAGGGAAATCCCTAGTTTGGTCAATAGGAACTGACCCGTCAGTCAGTCTCCAATTGGTCACACCACGACAAATGTTTTTATGGTTGTAGTGCGGGTCTGAAAAAATCCACACATTCCCTTTGAAATTTTTATCTATTTTAATCATTTTATTCTTTGTTTTGAAAATAACTAATTAACATGTTTGCAGTTGAGTAGTTACAAGCAATTGGTGTATCAGTAACATTACAAATTCTTACTAGCATTTGAACATCCACTTCGTGTGGGTGAGATGACAACGGGTCAATAAAAAATATTACACAATCTATTTTCCTATCAACAATCATCGATGCTATCTGAGCATCCCCACCTAAAGGTCCTGATACGAATCTTGTAACATTTAGTCCTGCGAACTCAATGTGTTTACCTGTAGTACCTGTTGCAAATATACTAACTTTTTCTTTAAAAAATTGCAATCTCTTCATAATAAAAGCAACCATATCTGCTTTTTTATTATCATGAGCGATTACTGCGATGTTTAATTTTTCCATTTAATTTAAAACTAATTCTTCTTTATTTAAAAACCAATCAGGTATTTCCCTATTCTTCCAATTGGCAAAACCTGATTTAGCCCCTTTATAGTAATTTCGGTATGATTCGATAACATCATTACCGATTTTGAATTCATCCCCCATGGCCAATGGAGGTGTGGTAAAATCAACGTCATGAATATTCGGTTTATTGTCTAAACACCATTTGATAACTTCAACCGATTTATGCGTCTTACCATAACGGTGTGTGTATTCTTCACCTAAAGCCAAACCCAATTCACACAAATAAAGGTAGTTGGATAGTGATGTCCGAGCCCAAATCGCACAAGGATGGTTTTTATGTGACAACTTGTACGGTACTTGGTCGTTACTTAGTCGGTTACTTGGTCGTTCTTGGTCGGTAACGTGGTGAACACCACATAAAAGTTGTGCAGTTTCCAATATCATCTTAACAACGTGTTTGTCACAATGGTATTCCGCACACTTTTTAACATCAAAATCCAAAAAGAATATATTCATTATCTTTCGTATTTTTGAAACACACAAACAAATTCTAAATCTTCTTTTACATTTTCTTCTGTGTTAAACACTTTATGAAATGCACCAGCAGGAATCAACACAACATCCCCACTTCTTATAGACAAACGAGTTTCATCAGTTTCAGTCTTAAGTAACATTATACCTGACCCTTTAGTAAAAAAATAAACCTCTTCCAATCCCTCATGGGAATGACCAGTAGTTTCTTTACCAGGGTGTAATGTTGTTTTTGATAATACTAAATTACTCAAAAAATTATTATCTTCTACAATGTAGGTGTCATTATCCCTAATAACTTTCCCACCTATTTCATTTACATTAATTTTCATTTTAATACATATTTTCTACAGTATGTTCCCATTGAACTCTAACACAATTTTGTGGTAGTCTATGAATATGACGGTAGTTATTGATATACCCCATCATATTCGCACTCCCGATAGCGTTTGCGGAGTGAATAACAACATCGACTACAGGTTTACCATCCATCCATTGTTCTACCAACCATTTGGTACAATCCATACCTGTTTTTTCAGTAATGTTATCATAGTTTAATTCATAGTTATGATAAACATTACGATGCCATTCCGCCATTGCAGTATCACCCAAATCGTGGTCTAAAGAAATTAAACTGATATTTTCCAATCCAATTTCATTTACTTTGTTTACAAATTCTTCGTAAGAACGAACAACAACCCAATCTCTTACAATTGGAGTTCTTACATCATCCAAATATATTTTTTTCTTTTCCATATTATTATTATAATCTAATTTTATTATCTAAACAATATAAGTTTATATAATCTTTTAAATTTTTTATTGCTTCTCTAAAATCAACCTCATCAAAATCTTTTGGCCATCTTTTATGTTTTTCATCTTCCTCAATCATAGAAGAACAACTTTGTCTAATTTCAGAAATCAATTGTTTTAATATTACAGTTTGGTCAACAACTTGAGAATTTTCAACAACTTTATCCTCAAGGTCTCTTACATAATCAATAAGTTCCTCAACCTGAGGAATGTCCATCAGGTGGTAATTATTTTTGAATATTTGATTAATAGATTTCATAATTTCAAAGACAAAGGTAAGACTTTTTTCTCAAATAAAAAAACCCCACCTAAAAAGATGGGGTTATATTTTGAAACCTTGTTGTTTATTTTTATTTGTTTTTTAGAAGTTCAATTAGTTCTTCCTTTGAAAGTTTATTTAATTGGTCTTCCAATGTTTCTTGTTTTAATTCATTACCACATTCAGGACAGAACTTCCAAGATGATTTTTTAATTTTTGTTGAGCACTTTGGGCATCTCTCAATTAAATCTTTCTTTTCTATAGGTTTTTGTGATTCAGGTAATATTTTCCAAATTGACGTTGAAACAGTCCAGGAATTAAAATCTTTACTAACAGTTTTAAAACTTTGATTGCTCGATGAACCTTCTTCTACTCTACCTGTTTCAATAGATTTTAATTTTTTTGCAAAACTTCTACTTCTTG